AAAAGATATGAAGACGATACTACGAAAAAGAAAACACATTAGAGAACTACAGAAGTTTCTGGAGATGCTAATGATTGACAATGTCAATCTCTCTATACAAGCAAGTAGGTTCGGATGGACTACAGAGTTGCAAGACACGATTACCAACAATGCTCTACTCATTCGTAAATACCAAAGAAGGTTAAGACTAATTAAACTATAATGGAAGAACAAGGAAAGAGTGCTACGGTACTCATCAATAGGAACAATCTAAACAACCTCTTTGAACTCCTCGTGCAGGTACACCTGCGAGGACAACTCTCAAGAGATGAACAAGCATTCTTAAAGAACTTTATAGAGTTACCAGATGCTCCACCACGAGAGAACAGACAAGCTCGTAGAGCCAACACTCAAGCAATCAAGAAGCTATTTAGAGAAGAGGCTAAAAAGAAAAGAGATGAGTAACATTAACCTACACTTGGGGGATTGTTTAGAGGCAATGAAAGAGATGCCCGACAATACCTATGACCTTGCAATAGTAGACCCTCCTTATGGTTTAGGAATTGATGGACAAAAGAAAAGTGTAAGTAAGAACCCTAAACACAATAGGAAGGAACACACCCATAAGGGTTGGGACACATCAATACCGAGTAAGGAATACTTTGATGAGTTGATGCGTGTAAGCAAGGAGCAAATAATTTGGGGAGCTAATTACTTTGTAGAGCATTTAAATAAAGGTACTAAAGGATGGGTCGTATGGGATAAGATGCAACACGGTTTAACTATGAGCGATTGTGAGTTAGCTTATTCTTCTTTTCAAAAGCCTACAAGAGTTTTTTACGCAAACAGAGTAATACTTCAACAAGAAGGAGGCACAATCCACCCAACCCAAAAGCCCGTAAAGCTCTACGAGTGGTTACTTGATAACTACGCTAAAGAAGGAGACAAGATACTTGACACTCATTTAGGTTCTGGCTCTATTGCTCTCGCTTGTCACAACCGTAAGTTTGATTTAGATGCTTGGGAGATAGATGAGGAATACTACAACAATGCAGTTGAAAGACTTGACACACACAAGTCTCAATTAACAATCTTTGATATAGGTGGTTAACTTTATAAACTATAACGATTTATAATGGCATTTAAGAAAGGAGAGGTAACCAACCCAAAGGGAAGACCAAAGGGCAAACCTAACAAGACTACTGCCGAGATAAGAGAGGCATACCAGAAGTTAGTTGAGGACAACCTCACTAATATGACGGAGTGGCTTACACAAGTAGCAGCAGAGAACCCAGAGAAGGCTATGGAACTTATGCTTAAGTTAAGTGAGTATATGATTCCTAAACTCGCAAGGCAAGAGGTTACTGGTGCAGATGGTAAGGACTTATTCAAGAACATTACCTTTGAGTTCGGTACACCAATCAACGAAAGAGACGAATGACGGTAACGGGCTTCAGTCCACACAAGGTTCAAGCAGAACTCTTACAATCTATAGTAGGTGGTAAGGAGAAGTATCACATCGCATCTATAGGACGGCAGTTCGGCAAGTCTATGATGGGTATGAACCTTGCTTTGTATTGGGGCTTCAACGATAGCCCTTGTAAGATACTATGGGTGTCTCCCGTATATAGTCAAGCAAACAAAGTACAGAAGGAACTGATGTCTGCAATCGCAGCCTCTGGTATTGTCAAATCTAATAACTACTCCTCTTCGGAGTTGGAACTCAAGAATGGTTCTACCATTTACTTTAGGAGTGCTGAAAGATATGACAACATAAGGGGTATGACATTAGACTACGCCATCATAGATGAGGCAGCATTCATTAAAGACGATGCTTGGAGTGAGGCTATCAAGCCGACCCTACTTGTAAGAGGTAAGAAGGTTCT